TTATCCGTTTTGTTTATCTCCGGGCTTTCGTTTTTTCTCTTTTTCTTTTAAGTATTGAATGAACTCGATGGCCTGCTGTCTGCTTTCGGGGGAAAATTCCTGCATGTCTCGGTATGCAATTTGCAGATCCGGATCTGCGATTTCGTCTTCAATCGTTTTTTTCTTTTCCGTTCCTGTCAACAGATAGTCAATCGTCACTTTATAGTAATCGGCGAGTTTTTTTAATGTTTCATAGTCCGGCTCGCTTCTTCCGTTTTCGTAATGGGAGTAGCGGGCCCGCGATACACCGATCTGCTTTGCAACTTCTTCCTGTGTCCGTTTTCCTCTCAGGCTCTTCAGTCTGCCGCCTAACATAGAATGACCTCTCTTCCTCAATTCGGCATGTTTATCTCTATTATAGATACAAAATGTATCGAAATAAACATATGATAAAAAAAGTATCAAAAAAGCATTGATGATAAGAAGTGTATCATATATAATCAAATCATCAGATACGTATTGTATCAAAAACAGGGAGTGAGAACATGTGCGAAAACGGTTGATCGAAGAGCGTTTTAAGAGGGGATGGACCCAAAAGCAAGTGTCGGAAAGGCTTGGACTCTCCGAGGTTTATGTTCGCAAAATCGAAAGGGGAACACGCAATCCCGGCAGAGAAACGATGCTGAAATTCGAAACGCTTTACTCAGTGCCTGATCGATTGCTGTTTCCCGATCTTTTTCAGGTCTGTTTGGATACATATTGTATCAACGGAACTCTGTATGAAAGAAGGCGATGTCATGAATCTTGAACATCCGATGGTCACACACATTCGAACGCACGGCTATCCAAAGGAAGCCGACAGAGAGCAAATGCGAAGACATGGCGGACCCGCCGGATATCCACAAGGAGGCAGAATGGGTAAAATTGTGATTTCCTACAGCTCAGACCGTTTTGATCAATGGCGGCTCGGCGAAGCCGGGGGATTCATCGCTTTTACGAAAGACGGAAAGCCTGTATTCCAATTCGATCGTAAAGGCCAATACGAACGGTATCTCAGACTGAACCGCAGAAGGCAGAAGGAAGGGGGAAGATGAATGTCCCGTCCGCTCGATCAAAGCTATCCCTTTTCCGTTTACTCAGGGATTTTAACACCTGTGCACTACGAGAAAATAGGCAATGCCATTTGGCTGTTTTTATGGTGCATCAGTTCAACAACTAAGGAAATCGAACGCGATGGGATGACATGGGGCATCGTGCTCGGCAACAAACCGCTGAAAGCCGCAGAATTGGCTCTTCAATTCGGCGTCAACGAAAAAACGGTTAGAAGATGGCTCGCTCTTCTCGAACGAAACGGCTACATTGCAGTCACAAGAGCGCCTTACGGAATGATTTTGTCAGTCAGACATTCAAAGAAATTTGCCTATGCCAGCCATGTCCGGTCAGGCAGTTCTGTTCGGACAGAAGAGACTGGCCGTGCGGACATCCTTGTCCAATCCAATAAAGATATCACACAAATCAACACAAAACATAATATGACTTCCATAAAAACAATAGCAGACCGATTTGCCGCCCTTAGGTCTTTGCAGGAAGGAAAGCCTGTCCATCCCTCGTCAAAAGACTACCAGGCCATCGCCCGGATTGTCGCCCGCGGAGTGTCTCTTCCGCAAACAATCAAATGGCTTGAACAATGCTTTGAAGAGTATGAGGCGCGGCGCCGAAGCCGCCATGAAACGATCAAGGTCTTCAGCTACTGTGAAAAATATATAATCGGCCGGCTGGCTGAAGCGGAAGAGAAAACAACTGTCAGGAGGGAGAACAATGTCCAAAAGAACAATCGAAGAGATCATGGACGAACTGAGAAACAGGAGCTGTCTATCACAGGGGGACAAACCGGAAGAATCCGCCGCAAAACGGTATGACTGTCCGAAATGCAAAGATGAACTTGGATTTATCGAACGGCGCGGAACGATGGAAGTATGGGTATCATGCGCCTGCCGCGAATGGCGGAAAGCGCAAAAGCTGTTGAAATCGAGCGAAATCACCGAACAATTTAAAAACTTAAATTTTGCTCAGTTCAAGACGAAAGGAAAACACCAATCTGTAAAAGAGGCGTATGAATGCGCCGTTGAATATGTACAAGCTTACCGCGACATCCGGGAAAGCCGCAAAAACAGCATCGCGTTCTTGGGACGACCCGGTTCAGGGAAGACGCATTTGCTGACGGCCGCCGCCAATGAGCTGATGAGGAAGCATTTCGTACCCGTCCTTTATTTTCCTTTTGTCGAAGGATTCAACGATTTAAAACAGGATTTCTCATTGCTTGAGGATAAGCTGAACCGGATGAAGCGAGTCGAGGTGCTGTTTCTCGATGACCTGTTTAAACCGGTGGGAGGCAGGCCGCGGGCGACGGAATGGCAGATCGAACAGACATATGCTGTCGTCAATTACAGGTATTTGAACCATAAGCCGATCATGCTGTCCAGCGAGCTAAGCGTTGAAGAAATTGTCAGCATAGACGAAGCGCTCGGAACGAGGCTGGTTGAAATGTGCCAGGACTTTCTCGTCGTCCTGAACGGGAGCTCTTTCGGCATCAATCATAGACTGGAGGGGATGGTTTGATGTGCCCGCTATGTAACGGGAGAAAATCAGTCCACCAGGACGCAAGGATCGGAACGATGTTCTGCGCTTGTCCAAACTGCCGCGCTGAAAGCGGCGATTTGACGGATGTGATCAAACATCTGGAAGCGCTGATTGCAAAAATGAAAACAAGGGTGAAACAAGGTGCTTAAATGTTTAAAAGCGATGATTCTCATCATCTGGACAGCAGCAAAAAGAGACGCACAAATGAAACGATGGCACGAAGAAGACGGAAAGTGAGGAAGACAAACGTGAAGAACGAAAGTGCGACGTACAGCCCGTCACCATGGCGCGTTGTCAGAACAAATAGCGACCTGTACATTTATTCAGCTTACAGTAAAGCCGAAAAGAAACGGTTTCCTTATTCCAGCGGGCGGGTGATTGCCAAAGTCGCCGACTACAGCGCATATTCCAAGGAAAAAAATGCCCGCTTAATCGCCGCGGCTCCCGAACTTTTGACCGCAGCGAAGCTCACGCTTGCCTATTTGAAGCGAAAACGGCCCGCTCGCTCTAATTCAGTTGAGAATCAATTGATAAATATTTTAGAAAAAGTCGTCACAAACGCGGAATTTGAAGAGGAGGAAAATAGATGAACCATCCGGCAAAGATACAAGATATCCACGATACGACGGTTGCAAGCCGCCTTAAAAAAGGAAAGGTGACAGTGATCGTTCTTGATGGAATGAACGGCACAGCTTGGCAGGCCGAGGCGCCTGAACACGGTAAAACCGTCATTGAAACGAGAAAGGGAGACCTCGCAAGGGTCGAATTTGAAATCGGCTATAAGCTATAGTTCTACAACTTGCATATTTGTCCAAGACGGAAAGCCTGCGGACGCTGATCAGATGCACATCTTACTGTGCGGCTGATTGGTGTCCTTTTTTATTTCAAAAAAACGGAGGTACACAAAATGGAAGATTTGCTTTTCGAATATAAAAGAGCGCTGAAAAACACGAAAAAACTGTATCGGGCCTATCAGGATGAACAAGGGCTGACTGCTGAACAGCTGAAAGATAAAAAACTGATCAGAAACATGATGACCGATTTGGAATATGTGATCGACTGGCTTGAAAACGGAAGGGAGCCGGGAATCAGAAGGGCGATTGACAGGCGAGACGCTTATAAACGGATGCTACTGAAAGATCCGCTGATCATCGACACGTTCTCAGAACAGATTGCATTTGAACCGGCTCAAGAAGTGTCAGCGTACGATAAAGCCCGGATTGAAACCGCGCTGTCTGCCCTTACGGCACGCGAAAAAGAAATCTTCATTTTACATAAGGTCGAACAGTTTTCCTATGAGCGGATTGCCGCCATGCTCGGCATCAAAAAGTCTACTGTTCAAACCAATGTGAAACGGGCACAGCTGAAAATCGCGAAACAAATCGAAAAGCCTCTCGATTGTATGGCATAACGATATATCTGTCTTTTGTCATACGTTTGCCACCTATAAGTGAAAAGAGAAAAAATATAATAAAACATACAGTTCTTAAATGGAAGATTCATATAGCGATGAAATATTACTGTTTCCGGGAATGAGAGGCGGTGAAGATGAACAATGCCAAGGAAAAGGGATCCAAAAAGGGATGAAGCTTTTCGTCTCTATCAACAATACGGGGGAAACATTACGAATCTCGCAATCGCAAGAGAACTCGGTGTTTCAAATCAAAAAGTCAGCGTTTGGAAAACCCGTGACCGCTGGAAAGAGGCTGTAAACGGGGAGGATACGAGCAGAGGAAAAGCAGATATCCGCAATGAAGGGCTGAATGAACGGCAGCGTCTGTTTTGCATCTATTATGTGAAAAGCTTCAATGCTACCCAAGCAGCGATAAAAGCCGGCTACTCCCCTGCCAGCGCTCATGTGACAGGCTGCCGGCTTCTGAAAAATGAAAAGGTGGCCGATGAGATCAGGCGGATCAAAAAAGAGATGGTAGGGGAGATATTCGTTGAGGCGATGGATGTTCTCCAAGTCTATGTGAAAATCGCATTTGCCGATATGACCGATTATGTGACTTTCGGCAAAAAAGAGGTACAGGCTGTCGGAAAGTCCGGACCGCTGTTTGATGAAGAAAACAATCCGGTTATGAAAGAGATCAGCTTTGTCGATGTGAAACATTCCGACCTCGTCGATGGTACAGTCATCACAGAAGCGAAACTCGGGAAAGAAGGAATTGCAATCAAGCTGGCCGATAAAATGAAGGCGCTCGAGAAGCTCTCACAGTATTTCGATCTTTTCCCTGATTCATTTAAGCGGAAAATTGAAAATGAGAAGCTGAAGCTCGCCAAACAAAAAGCCGACAAAGATGCGGAATCAGGACCCGTTGAAGTGGTCATCACCAGAAAAGGTGATTTGGCTTGATTATAAAAGAAGTCAATCCGCATTTTGAAGATTATTTGTTTAACTGGGATCAGACGTTTCAATTTCTTGTCGGCGGATACGGTTCGTCAAAAAGCTATCATACTGCTTTAAAAGTTGTATTAAAGCTGCTGCAGGAAAAGCGCACCGCTCTCGTTGTAAGGGAAGTGTTTGAAACACACAGGGATTCGACTTTTTCTTTATTCGCAACCATTATCGATGAGCTGGGTGTTCAAACGGCGGCAGAGGCCGTTTCTTCTCCGATGCACATCAGGTTTGCAAACGGCAGCCGGATTATTTTTAAAGGGATGGACAACCCGGCGAAATTGAAATCCGTCAACAACATCTCGCTGATTTGGATCGAAGAATGTTCGGAAGTGAAGTATGAAGGCTTCAAGGAACTAATCGGCCGGCTGAGGCATCCTGATCACAGGCTGTATATGATATTGACGACAAACCCCGTCAGCCAGTCAAACTGGACGTACAGACACTTTTTCAAGGATGAGCGGAACAAGCGGTTTATTTTGGATGATGAGGTTTTGTATGAAAAGCGGGTCGCTGTCGTCGGTGATACGTATTACCACCATTCTACAGCGGATGACAACCTGTTTTTGCCGAAAAGCTACCTCAAACAGCTTGATGATATGAAAGCATATGATCCCGATCTGTACCGGATTGCCAGAAAAGGACGGTTCGGGGTAAACGGCACCAGGGTTCTGCCGCAATTTGAAGTGATGGAGCATGAGGAGGTCATGAGACAGATCTCCGCCATTTCCAACCCGCTGAAGAGAACCGGAATGGATTTCGGATTTGAGGCATCATACAATGCCGTCGTCCGGGCGGCCGTCGATCCCGACAAAAAATATCTCTATATTTATTGGGAGTACTACAAAAATAAAATGACAGACGACAAGACGGCCGAGGAGCTTAACGAATTCGCGGTTACGAAGGAGCTGATCAAAGCCGATCCCGCTGAGCCGAAAAGCATTCAGTTTTTCAGGCAGAACGGCTTCAACATGACAGCAGCCCGCAAGTTCCAAGGCTCGCGCCTGCAATATACGAAAAAAATCAAGCGGTTTAAAAAAATATTCTGTTCTGACCGATGTGCCAATACGATCTACGAATTGCAGCCGCTGACCTATGCGACGGATAAAAACGGCAATCTGAAGGAGGATCAGTTTACAATTGATCCGCACACACTTTCCGCGCTATGGTACGCGCTTGATGATTATGAAGTCACCGATTTGAAGGCTGAGCCGGAAGTGAGAAAACGGCCGAACAGGAAAAGGGGGAGATAGTGTATGTCCACTCAGCAAACGGTAAGAGCAAAAGTCATGAAATCCCGTTTTCACGAGCCTGTAACAAAACAAATATATGAAGATCAATTTTCGGAGATCTACGGAGATGAGATTATCGCACCGCCGTACAATTTGAAAGAACTGAAAGCCATTGCCGAATATTCTTCAATTCTCCAGCAATGCATTGACGCCTATAAAACGAATATTGCAGGGTTCGGGCTTGATGTCGAGTACGCTTTTGATTTTAATGGTGCGGATGTGACGCCCGATAAGAAAAAGGCTGCTGAGACCGATTGGACAAGGCTTGAAGATTTTTGCCGCCATCTTCATTTCGATGAATCGGCTGAAACGATTTTAAGCCATATGATAGAGGACCGCGAAAAAACGGGGAACGGGTTTTTGGAGGTGCTCAGAAACGGCACGGGGCAGCCGGCCGGAATTGAATATCTCGATGTCAAAAATATGCGCGTATGCGGATTGACAGAACCGATCGAAGTGGAATTTGCCTACATGGAAAACGGATCGCTAAAAAACATCAAAAGGGAAAAAAGGTTCCGCAAATACGTTCAGATGATTGAAGGCAGGAAGGTGTACTTTAAAGAGTACGGCGATCCGCGCGTCATGGATATGACCACCGGAGCGTTTGACAGACAGACTCCGCCTGAACGAAGTGCGAATGAAGCGATCCATTTTAAAATCGGCAGCGGCGTCTACGGCGTTCCGCGCTGGATCGGAAATATCGTCAACCTGTACGGAGCGCGGAAAGCGGAAGAGCTGAATTATATGTATTTCAGACAAGGCCGGCACGTCCCCGCCGTTATTACGGTTGAAAACGGCATGCTCTCAGAGGCTTCGTACAGAGAGCTGCAGGAATATATGAACGACTTGGAAGGCGTTGAAAATGCCCACAAATTTTTGCTGATCGAAGCGGAGGGGATCGCACAGGAAAAAGACATTCACGGCAGCCAGGACATTACGCCGGTGAAAGTGGACATCAAATCACTCGCCGAAATTTTGCAGGAAGATGCGCTGTTTCTTGAATATGACGAGAAAACGCGGAATAAAATCCGCTCTTCCTTCAGGCTTCCGCCGCTCTACACCGGTGATGCCCATGAATATAACAGGGCGACAGCCGATACAGCCCGCAAAATCACCGAAGAACAGGTTTTTGAACCGGAGCGGAAAATATTGATCGGCAAGCTGAATACGCTGTTTCTCCGTGATTTAAACATTTTCCATGCGAGGCTCCAATTGAAAGGACCGGACTTTCGCGATCCGCTTGAGATTGCAAAAGTGCTCGGTCCTTTTATTCAAGCGGGGGCGGTATCTGCAAATGATCTGCGCGACCTGGCCGGCAGAGTGCTCGGTAAGACGCTTGATGAATGGCCGGAGGAAGAATTCAGCAGGCCGCTCGGTTACCAGCAAAGCGCAAAGCGTGCTGAAGCAGAAGCCGGAGCGCTGCTGCCCGAACTGCAGGAAGTCGTCGAGACATTGAAACAGATCACTGAAAGGAGGTGAACACTTCGTGCCGAGAGAGCTTAAAAATGCCAAGATCAATTTCGTCAGTTATGTCGACAAAGCGGCGAACAAAAAGAAATTCTTTATGACGAAATCGAGTGAATCGCCGACATTTGAAAAGGAAGTCAAGCTGATTGCGAAAGCCGAGGATGAAAAGAAGCTCGTCTACGGCGTGGTCTACGAGCCGGACATTCAGGATGCCCACGGCGATTTTATGTCGGCTGACGAAATCCAAAAAGCCGCCCACGGTTTTCTGAAAAATGCCCGGAAGATCGACAAAGATCACAATTTCCAGGGAGGCGTCGGAGAAGTCGTGGAGTCCTATGTTGCGCCGGCTGATTTTGAAGTGAACGGCGAAACGATTGTGAAAGGCTCTTGGGTGCTGGTGACAAAAGCCGGCGATGAGATCTGGGAACAGATTAAAAAAGGAAGCATCACCGGCTACAGCATGGCGGGCACTGCCGAAACGGTCGAACACCCGCCCCGCGCCGGCTCTAAAACCGATGAGACCGGCAGTTTCTTTCAGCTGTTTAAGCAGTTTTTTGCCGGCGACAAACAAAAAACGGGAGAGGAAGAAAAAAAGATGAAACGATCAGAAGTTCAAGGAACGATTGAAGCCGTCTTGGCTCCGCTTCTCAAACGTCTTGACGATTTGGAAGGGGATAAAGCGGCGGACGAAAAAGAGCAGCAGACAGACCAGGATGCACATGTGAAGGAAATCGTCGAGGACATGCTCGCCCCTCTGATTGCGCGCATCGAAGCACTCGAAAAGATGAGAGGTGCCTCAAAGCAGGCAGCGGCTGAAAAAGAAGGAGAAGAAGAAGTTAAAAAATCGATTTGGAGCGGATTGCTTTAATTTGGAGGAGGAAGAACATGAGAAATCAAGAGATTATTCGTAAAGCCGAGATGTCGCTTGCGACGTTGAAAAGCGGAGGATTAATGAATCCGGCGCAGGCTTCTGCATTTATTCGCATGGTGCAAAACACGCCGACAATTTTCAGCGAATCACGTGTGATTCAAATGGAAAACGACTCGCAAAAATTTGAAAAAATCGGTTTTGGCCAGCGGATTTTAAGAGCGGCTGATGAAGGTAAAGCATTGGCGAAGGACCAATTAACCGCACCGGTGACCAGCACGGTTGAACTGAATGCGAAAGAAGTCATTGCCGAAGTCAACATTACTTATGACACGCTCGAAAATAACATTGAAAAAGACGGCCTTCAACAGACGCTGATGCAAATGCTGGCGGAACGGGCCGCTGTGGATATTGAAGAACTGATCGTCAACGGTGATGTTGCGTCTTCAGATCCATACCTTGCTCAACTTGACGGGATCCGGAAGCAGTCCGTCTCTCACATCGTCGATGCAGGCGGGGAGCAAATCAGCCGACAGCTTTTCAAACAGGGGCTGAAAGCTGTTCCGGCAAAATATATGCGCGTTCCGCAGGAATTCAGATTCTACACATCGCTCGGTCAGGAGATCGAATGGAAAGACCGCGTCGCAGACCGTCAAACCACTCTCGGGGATGCGGCCGTACAGGGCGGGCTATCAACCGCTTTTGGCGTGCCTGTTAAAGGGGTCTCAAATATTCAGCCGTATGCGTACGGAGAAGGAGATGCAGCCGCCGAAGCATCAGACATTATTTTGACGCATCCGAAAAATATTATTCTCGGTTTCTCGCGCAATATCAGAATTGAAGTCGATAAAGACATTCGCGCACGCAAATTTATCATTGTCCTGACGGCAAAACTGGACAGCAAATTCGAAGAAGAAGACGCGGTTGCAAAAATCGTCAATGTAAAAGAGTAAATGCCTGAGTCCGAACGTTTTCACTGAAAGCATCGCCAATCGGCGGGAAACGAGTCCGAGTACAAGCGAAAGCGCCCCGGACAACAGCTAAAAGCTCTGGAAGGATGTGATGAACATGCTGATCACGCCCGACGATATCATTCAATATTCCGTTATTGAAGCCGTGAAAAACCGGCCGCAGGAATTGCTACGGCAGGATATCCTTGAAGCCGAAGCGGAAGCCGAGCAGATCACGGGGCATCGTTTTACAGATGAAAAATATGATCCGCTGCCGGAAAAGGCAAGGCTCGCTTTGCTGCAGCTGGCACAGTACTTTGCATTGAAAAACGGTGATGAATCGCTTTTGAAAGGCTACAAATCTGAGAAATTGGGTGACTACTCCTATACGCTCTCAAGAAGCGGTGGCCTGGCGAAGCCCGACGTCTATAAACTGCTCGAAGAATTTATTCTTGATTATGAATCTGTCCGATTCAAGGTGCGGCCGCTATGAGCTACAAAAGTCTATTAAGCGACCGTTGCGATATCTATCATTTAAAGGAAGATCATGCAGAGGAAGCAAGGTACGGCATTCCCGCGCCAAACCTGCAGCCGATTCGCACATACGGGGAAACCCCCGATCTTCAAAACGTTCCCTGCTATTTTACGGAAAAAAATCAGTCGATCGTCCAGCAAGATCCCGAACAGGTCATTTATCATTCATATTTGGCCCATTTTCCGGCGGATGCAGATGTGCGCCTTCACGATCTTGCGGTCTGGAACGGTGTCAGCTACACGCTACAGCAGCCGCGCAACATCAAAGGCCATCACCTGGAAGTCTTAGCGGTCAGGGATGAAAAACTATGAAAATCAAAGGATTGAAACAGCTATCGCGGACGCTGGAAAAAGCGGGGCAGAGCGGCTTTCGAACTGAAGCTGCCAAGTGGCTTGAACAGACGGGAACCGATTTTTTAGATCTGGTCCGCGACGAAATTGTACGCGCCGGATCGATTGATACCGGCAGCCTTTTGCGCTCTTTCAAGCGACGGGCTGAAGGGAACATATGGGAAATCGAAAAAGGCGGACTCACGCTTGAAGTCGGGACGGAGTTAGAGTACGCCTCATTCGTAAATGACGGCCATTGGACAGGCGGAAAAGAGGAAGTCAGGTGGATTCCGGGACAATGGCACAGCGGCCGATTTCAATACGATCCCGGTTCTTCGTCCGGCATGGCTTTAAAACGGCAATGGGTAAAGGGAACAGGCTATTGGGAGCATGCGCTTTACATATTTGAGCGTTTATTTGAAAAACGCCTGAATGAAAGGCTGCAAACATGGCTGAATTCCCTTTAAGGAGGTGAAGCTTTGAACGACGAAACGGGATCTGTTATGAATTTTTTTTATCAAGTCTTTCCTGTCGTCTGTTATGAAAAGGAAATACCCGACCATTTTCAAATACCGTCGCTATATTTTCCGTCCCCTTCTGTTTTTGATGAAAATGATACGGTTTCAACATTTAAAAAAGTCTTCACCCTGAATGTGAAACTGTTTCACCATGATTCACAGCAGGCCCACGATCATGCCGAGCGCATTGCAGACGCCGTAAGGGAAGCGCGGCACATCATCCCGCTCATTGACCGGTTGGGTAAAGACACAGGAGACAACTTGAGGATCAGCCGGATCGAGACGAGGATAGGGGATTCCGGCACCGCGTCCATTATTATTCAATGGAACAGCCGCTACTGGTACAAACGGGAAAACGAACTTTCTCTGGAAACAATCGATTTTACAAACGGGGTGAAATAATTGACAGTCAGCAAAAAAACAAAGACCGAAGCAAAAAAGGCGCCTCTTGAGGAACGAGAAGCGCTGTTCTACATCGAGGATCTGAGGGAGCACGCGAAAGAGCTTTTCGGCATTAAACCGGAAGTTCTCGACGGTGCTCTTTTTCATGTGAAAGAAGAGCAGATTTCAAAGCTTGAGGCAAGTCAGCTTATTCAAACATTTTTAGCCAAGGAGGTCATGAATTAATGAACGGCGGAACATTTACACCAGGCAAAGAAAAAGATCGTGCCGGCATTTATTTTAATTTTAAAACGACAGCAGAGGAGCGGGTTTCCGTCGGGGACCGCGGCACAGTTGCCCTTCCTGTCGTCATGAGCTGGGGGGAGCCGAAATCATTCGTATCGATTTCCAGCATTGAAGATTTAAATAAAAAAGTGGGATTGAACATCGATGATCCGTCTCTTCTGCTTTTCCGCGAAGCGAAGAAAAACGCACAGACCGTTTTGCTGTACCGTCTGAACACGGGAGCGCCGGCGAAAGCCCAAATCGGCGAAACGCTGAGTGTAACGGCAAAATACGGAGGCGAGAAAGGGAACGACATTTCAATCCGCATTTCCGAAAATGTGCTCGATTCTAAAAAGTTTGATGTCACAACCTTTGTCGGAACAGATGAAGCTGACCGACAAACCGTCAAAACGGCAGAAGAGCTTACCGCAAATGCGTACGTCGCGTTTCAAGGGGAAGGCGCGCTTGAACTGACAGCGGGCACAAAACTGGAAGGCGGAGAGAACGGAACAGCAAGCGTTGCCGATTACACCGCGTTTTTAGATGCGGCCGAAACGGAATACTTCAATACGATCGCACTTCCGGTTGCAGACAATGAACAGCTGAAAGCCACTTTTGCCGCTTTCATCAAACGCCTCCGCGATAAGCAGGGCCAGAAAGTCCAAGGCGTAGTCGCCGATTATGCCGGAGACGATGAAGGCATCATCAATGTAACGGGAGGCGTCGTGCTGGAAGACGGCACAGAAATCACGCCTGAAAAAGCGACGGCATGGGTTGCCGGAGCAAGCGCAGGCGCGACTTTTAACCAGTCGCTGACATTTGTCGAATACGAAGGAGCTGTTGATGTTCTGAACCGTCTGGATGAAGATCAGGTCATCGAACGTCTGAAAAAAGGCGAGTTTTTATTTACGTTTGATGCACGCGATCAATCGGTCAGTGTCGAAAAAGACATCAACTCTTTAACGAGTTTCACTGCCGACAAAAACAAAAAATTCTCGAAAAATAAAATCATCCGCGTCCTTGACGGAGTTAACAATGATTTGACCCGCGAATTAAAGGCTTTAATCAAAGCGCGAAAAGCAAGCGGCAGCGACATTCCTGCATCTGACGACGGTTTGCAGTACGTCAAAACGCTGATCATTCAGTATATGACGGCGCTTCAGGAAGCCGGCGGCATTACCGGTTTTGATTCTGAAAGCGATATTGCCATCACACTGAATGAAGACCGCGACGGGTTTTTAATCGATTTGGCCGTTCAGCCGGTTGATGCAGCAGAAAAATTCTACTTTAATGTGGAGGTAAAATAATATGGCATTAAAAGCGCAAAACACGATTTCCGGAAAAGAAGGCCGTCTTTTTCTCGACGGACAAGAGATGGCTCATATCAAAACATTTGAGGCAAACGTCGAAAAGAATAAAGCCGAAGTCAATATTATGGGCCGCCGCATGACGGGCCACAAGACAACAGGTGCAAACGGCACGGGGACGGCGACATTTTATAAAGTCACGTCTCAATTTGTCACATTAATGATGAACTATGTAAAAAAAGGCGATGATCCGTATTTCACGCTCCAGGCCGTCCTTGACGACCAGTCATCAGGCCGCGGAACGGAACGTGTCACACTGTATGACGTGAATTTTGACTCAGCCAAAATCGCCGGCCTTGACGTCGATTCAGAAGCGCTGGAAGAAGAAGTGCCGTTCACATTTGAAGATTTTGACGTTCCTGAAAAACTGAAAGATACGTTTTAAAAAAGAGCCCCGTATCCCGCTTTTTAAACTTAGATCGCAAAGGCTGGTCTTAAAGAAGGAAGCCGATTCAGTAGTCAGGACATTTAACACCAAGCACTCTCGCCAAGCCGAGGGTGCTTTTTCATTGCCAATTTAAAAATTGAATGTTAAAGGAGCAAGCAGACATGAGCGAAAAACAAGAAGAAAAAGTATATGATTTATCCTTTTTTATGCCGGGACAAACCGTTGAAGCCGAGGAAATCAAAGTGCCGATCTCAAAGCGGTTCGTCGATAAAAAGGGCAATGTCATTCCGTTTGTGTTTAAGCCGATTACAACCGAGCGCATTGACGAGCTTGAAAAAGAAAATACGACTTATAAAAACATCAAAGGCAGGGGCCGCGTCAAGGATCTCGACACCCAGCGCTTTTACGCCCGAATCGCCATTGAATCGACGATCTATCCTGATTTCCGTTCAAAGGAATTAAGAGAAGCCTATCAAACGGCCGACCCGGTCGAAGTAGCCAAACGCGTTCTGTCAGTCGGAGGGGAATATGCGAACTGGCTCAACAAAGCGATTGAAATCAACGGCTTTGAAGACGACCTTGAAGATCTGGAAGAAGAAGCAAAAAACTAATCAAGGATGGGAATAAAGAAGCGGTGTATCTCTATTTTGCGATGCACGAACTTCACTATTCTCCATCCCAGCTCCGGGAGCTGTACGAAGCCCCAAAACCGTTTAAAGCATTTTTATACGGACTCATCAGCTACAAACTTCAAATCTTGGAAAAAGAAGCGAGGAAAGGAGGTACATAATCCATGGCAAAACTGACGGCACGTTTTGACCTTGAAGACCGGGTATCTAAGAAGCTGCGAAGGATTCAGAAGGGGTTTACGGTTTTAGAAAAGAGAGCCGAACGATTGAACAGGCAAATCAAAATTAACATCAAAACGGAAGATCAGGCTTTTTTTCGGCTTAAAAAACTGAACAATTACCTGATGAGAAAGTTCATTCACTCCGTAAATATTGGGGTGATTATAGATGACCAGGCATCCGCTCAACTAATAGAAATACAAAGAAGATTAAAAAGAATCCCGCCAGAAACAACCGTTAAGTTAAATTTAGCGGACAATGTCTCACAAAAGTTAACTAAAATTAAAAGGATGCTCTCTAAGCGTGAATATTCCTTTTCAATCTCTGCTGAAGACCGTGTAACATTAACAGTTAAAAAAATAATCGGCTACCTCAAAAACAATTTGAAAAAAGGTTACTCAGTTCAGTTATATGTGCTTGATAAAATAACGAAAACAGCAAGCAGAATTGCCTCACTCTTAAAAAAACTAGAGAAAACGTACATTGTCACAATTGATTTAAACGACAAGGCGACGAATAAAATCAAAAACAAAAAAGTTTCAGGCGAAACATCAGAAGTCAAACACAATAAAAAGAGATCTTTCTTCGAACAAGGAAAAGACTTGTTAGGTGAATGGTGGAAAAAATCAGGATGGCCTTGGATAAAGGATACTGGGAAGGAAATTGGCAAGGCATTTGTAGATCGATTTAAAGATAGACTGATGGAGAAATTGAACAATGATATTTTTGATAAAATCATTGATAAAATCTTAGGTCCTCAGTCAACAAAAGGTTCTCAGTCAAAATCAAGTGGTTCAGGTCATGAACAATGCTGCTGTTTATATCCGCAGAAAGAGTTGCTAAGTTCAACCGGAAATAGTCAAACGGTCTCTGTTTCAGGTTCAAGTGAAGAGCATAAAGGTTGGAATTTAAAAAGCCTATCAAGGGGAATTATACCTGCTGCCAAGATTCTCTTCTATTTAAAAAGTTTAAGGCCCGCCAAAGAACCCGGTAAACTTGCAAAATTATTAGAGCCCTTAAAACCAACGCTTGAAAAATTAAAGCCGCTAGGTAAAAAATTAAGTCCGCTAGGCAAACTTTTGCCGCTTACAGATCTAATCGGCATCAACAAAGATAACGCAGGCGAAAAAATTGGTTCTGTAGGCGGCCGTATGTTAGGCACTTATGGTGGAGAAGCTGCCGGAGCGACACTTGGAGGATTGGTTGCAGGACCTCCGGGTGCAGTGATTGGGGGAGTAGTGGGCGGCTTTGCAGGCGGGATGGGCGGAGAAAAGGCAGGCGGTTCCCTCGGTAAAATGTTTGACACTTCCCAATTGAAGGAAGATCTCATGAACACGCTGTTTAATGGAGACTGGTGGAGCGAACAGTGGGATTCCCTTAGTCAAACCGCTTCAAATACATTTTTAAATGGCGACTGGTGGGGAGAAAAATGGGGATCTCTTAAAGAAACAGCCACAAATACGTTTTTAAATGGAAACTGGTGGGCTGAACAAGCCGGCTATCTTTATGGCACTTTGGAAGCTACATTTTTAGGTCCATTGAGTAATGTTTGGGGAACCATTGCAGGAACAATCAGCGAGACGATTTTTAACGGGGACTGGTGGAGTGAAAAATGGAACAATGCAGTAACATGGGCGCAGAATACGTGGGACGGAGCTGTCTCTGTATGGGACTCCATTACAGGAACCATTAAAGACACCGTTTTCAATGGAGACTGGTGGGGTGAACAATGGGGCAACGCTGTAACATGGGCGCAGAATACATGGGACGGAGCTGTCTCTGTATGGGACTCCATTACAGGAACCATTAAAGACACCGTTTTTAATGGAGACTGGTGGGGTGAACAATGGGACAACGCAGTGTCATGGGCGCAGAATGCGTGGGACGGAGCCGTCTCTGTATGGAACTCCATTACAGGAACCATTAAAGACACCGTTTTCAATGGGGACTGGTGGTCTGACCAATGGAATAGCGCTTTAGAAAGGGGTAAAAGTATTTTCGAAGGCGCGAAAAGCTGGGTCGGAGAGAAAGTTGAATATTTTCAAAAAGGTCGGGAAAGAGCCCATAAGGATCATGGCTTTGACGGCTATGCAACAGGCGGCTACATCACAAAACCGACCATCTCCTGGATCGGTGAAGCCGGAAACGAATTTGTCATCCCGACGGAAAACAACCGGGGACGCGGGAAGATGCTGCTTGCCCAGGCCGCGACTAAGCTCGGCATGCGCGTTGTTGACGACATGGGGGCCGCGGCGGGAGACGGGGGAGCTTCTTCTCCGGTTTCAAGCACCGCTTCATATTCGGCTTCTGTGTCGCCTGCTGTCGGCGTCGGGAATATAACGGCAGAGGCGCAGGCTTTCGGTCGGGAATTCACCGGCGGCTTTGACAAAGGGATCGGCTCAAACGCTCCTTCCCTTGATCAATGGAAGCAAAAAAACATCAGCAAGCCGTTTAGCAGCCTGCCGGCAGAATCGTCTAATTACGGAAAACAGGCGGTCGCCGGGTTCGCTTCCGGGCAAAATACTACCGCGACCGGAACGGGCGGTTTTCTTCAAGCAAAAGTAAATGCGCCTTATCAAACAACGGTGAAGACGTCATCTTCCTGGGGCGCAAATACAGTCAAAAACTTCGCTTCCGGGCAAAATGCAACACCGACCGGGACATCGCAGTATGTTGATAAAAATATCAACAAGCCGTTCCTTGATTCGAAACAGTCGGCTGCAGGCTGGGGATCAGGAATGGTCGGACACTTTATCAGCGGCATGAATGGAAAAGGCAGCGAAGTTTCTCAAGCTGCAAACAACTTGGCGAAAAAAGTGGAAAAAGCGTTTCGCGAAGAGCTGGATATTCATTCTCCGTCCCGGGTTATGATGAATCTCGGGCGTTTTGCGTCGGTCGGGATTGTCAAAGGTTTAAGTTCTGTCGATGTCAAAAGTTTTGCGGAAAAACAAGCGGGCTCACTGGCTGCTGCGTTTTCCGGAATCGGCGCCGTCGGCGGAAATGTAAAGTCGTGGCTGATGCAGGCGATCATGGCTACCGGTTCACCGGCGTCGTGGCTGCAGCCGCTTTCTGTCATTGCTCAAAAGGAATCCGGCGGAAATCCGCGCGCCTCTAACGGCTGGGACATTAACGCCAAGCGGGGAGACCCGAGCAGAGGTTTGATGCAGACGATCGGCCAAACGTTTAATGCGTACAAAGGAAAAGGAATGAATGATATTTTCAATCCTGTTCACAACGCGGTAGCGGCCATCAATTACATCAAATCACGATACGGGTCGCCATTTAACACGCCGGGGATTAAAAGCATGGCAAGAGGCGGAGCTTATAAAGGCTATGCCAACGGCGGCCTGATCACCAGCGAGCAGATCGCCCGCGTGGGTGAAGGCGGCAAGCGCGAATGGATCATTCCCGAAGAGCGCGGCATCCGCGGCAGATATTTGCTTCAACGGGCTGCAGGCGCGCTCGGAATGGAAGTGCATAACCCCGCTGAAGGATCCGGTTCCATTTCAAGCGGTCAGGCGGCTGCAGCCACCGCAGGCGGGGCCCGATCCCGGCAGCCGGCTGGAAACGGCGCCAAAGAAGTCAACATCTATATTACCGGCGACAATCATTATCACAGTGAGCGCGACCAGGAAACATTGATTGCGAAAATCAAGCGCGCTCTTGTCGATGAGCTTGAACGGGATATCCATATTGGGACGAAAGGAAGCGTAGCTTATGACTAAATCCGTGTACGAATTTTGGCTGACGCAAGGAAAGGAAAAGCTGCGCCTCCCTGTGCTTCCCGAGCAGCTTGACGTCAGCAATAATCTTGCGAACGAGTCTGTAAAGGTGTCAAAGTTCGGCGAGGTTACATTTATCAATGAACCGGGAGCAAAGACGATTTCATTTTCGTCTCATTTTCCGAAAAAGTATTCTCCGCTTGCGGAATATAAAGGGTTTCTTTCGCCGGAGAACGCGATTCTCAAAATCGAGAAGTGGATGAAAGCAAAAAAACCGGTTCAATTCCTCGTGACGGGTACGAAGATCAATTTCACATGCAGCATCGAAAACTTTTCGCATCGTGAGGGTGAAAAGGATATCGGTGACCGGGATTTTGATCTCACATTAAAAGAGTATCAAACAGCATCACCTCGGAAGATCAAGCAAAAAAAGAAAACGAAGAAAAAACGGCCGTCCAAACCGGCTCCAAAAATGTACACCGTCAAAAAAGGCGATACGCTCTGGTACATCGCAGGCCGTTTTTACGGAAACAGCCAGGAATGGCGGAAAATTTGGAACGCGAACAAACAGGCGATGATCAAACGAAGCAAGCGAAACATCAAACAGCCGGGGCACTGGATTTTTCCGGGGCAAAAGCTGAAAATACCATAAAACGATGCGCCGGGTGAACCGGCGTTTTTCTGTTAAATCAAAAGCAGGGGATAGCGATGATCGAATTATTTGTCATAAAAGAAAGCGAATGGTATGAACTTGTCACTGAAAGTGTCACATTGGAAGGAGAAAGGTACCAGGCCCCTCGTTCGATCGAAGCGTCGATTGTGATCAAGCAGGGAAGCCATAAATATTACAGCGTGCAGGAAGGCGATACCGTTTTATTTAAATGGAAAGGAAAAGAACTGTTTCGCGGAATTGTGTTCAGCAGGGTGCCGAAAGAATATACGCTTACGTTTAAAGCGTACGACATGCTTCAGTACTTGGTGAAAAACCAGGATGTCTATGTATTCTCGAACAAAACAGCCGCTGACATTGTCAAACGAATTGCGAACGATTTTCAAATTCCCAAAGGCCCGATCACAAGCACCGGACATACGATTAAATCACTCGTCTTTAAAGACAATACGAGCCTGTATGACATCATCTTAAAAGCGCTGAGGGAAACAAAAAAGCAAACCGGAAAAAACTATCAGCTGTATGCCGAAAAGGGAAAGCTGTGTTTAAGAGCATGGCCCGAGCCGGAGGATATCTGGGTTTTGGAAACAGGTGTGAACATTACGGACTACGCTTACAGTACGTCAATCGATGAAACGGCAACCCGGGTGAAGCTGAGAAAGCAGAAAGATAACAAAACCTATACCGCATCAGCCAGTGATGAAGCCGGTATGAAAAGATACGGTATTCTCCAGTATACAGAAACGGTTTCGGATGATATTAACGAGGCGCAGCTGCGCGACCGGGCGAAGAAGATACAGGCTGAAAAGAAAGGCGTCAAAAAAGAGCTAAAAAGCATACAGGCGCTCGGTATACCGGAAGTCCAAAGCGGACTGCCGGTTTATATATCGATTCCGGAAGCGGGCATTAAAGAAACCTATTGGGTTGATAAAGATAAACACGATTTTGCAGGGACAAAGCATGTGATGACGATTGATGTCGTCGCGAAAAATACAATACCTGAAGGAGCGACTTCATGAAATTAAGCGATGCGATAAAAGAGCTGGCTCTTGGAGCCGTAAACGCTGAATCGCCTGTTGATGTCATGCCGGCTGAAGTCGTGTCCGCTTCTCCGCTCAAGCTGAAGCTCCGCAATCATGATAAATTGGTGATCCCCTCCGACTTACTGGTGGTCGCCAGGCATTTGACAGAACATACGGAACAGATCCGGATTGACGGAGAAGACAAAACGATTCGCTTTTACAGCCAATTGCATGCCGGCGACCACGTGATGATTGCCGCCATGCCTGGGGGGCAGTCGTTTTTCGTGATAGACAGAGTGTAGGAGTAGGAGGTGGCTCGGATGGCTCTTTCACCGGAAGTATCTTTTGAAGATATCGATGATGACAGCGAAGTGATTGAGACTTCAAAAACGTACAAAATTGATTTTGAAACAGGCAGGATGACGGGTGATATGATTTCAGGACTCGAAGCGGTCGAACAAATGGTTTACATGGCGCTGAGAACTGAGCGCTACGCATACGCCGTTTACAGCCATAACATCGGAAATGAGCTGCAGGAAGTTCTTTCAGATCATGAAACGACCGACGCTTATAAAGAAATGGAGATACCGAGACTGATTGAGGAAGCCCTCATATATGACGACCGAATTTCTGCGGTAACCGATTTCGAGATTGAGCGTCAAGGTGATGCCTTCCATGTGTCTTTTTCGGTTGAAACCGATGAAGGGACATTGGAAATCGAGGAGGTGATAGGGGAAGATGTTTGAAAACCAGACATTTGAAGAGATTATGGAACGCATGCTTGAGCGGGTTTCGGATGAGATTGACAAGCGTGAAAACAGCGTTATTTGGAATGCGCTTGCCCCGGCAGCTGCCGAGCTGGCGCTTTCTTATATTTGGCTTGATCAAGTGCTGAATTTGGTTTATGCGGATACGGCTGAGGGCGAATATTTGGACAGAAGGGCGGCTGAGGCCGGTCTTGAGCGCTATCAAGCGTCCAAAGCCATTTGGTCAGCAGCCTTTACGGATGGCGTATCGGTTCCCCCCGGAACTCGCTTCTTTCTGGAAGACTTATATTTTACCATGCTCGAAGACGGCAAGCTTGAATGTGAAACGGCCGGGACAAAAGGAAACGCCAATCTCTCGGGGCGGCCTTTGCTTCCGCTCGATACCATTCCAGGGCTTGAAAAGGCGGTTGTGGGAAGTCTTGAAATTCCCGGCCGTGATGAGGAGACGGATGAATCGCTGTATGAAAGGTATTTGATCCGCGTCCGCCGCGAAGCGGTCAGCGCGAATCAGATGCATTACAAACAATGGGCCGAAGAAGTGGACGGCGTGGGTAAAGCGAAGGTCTTTCCGCTGTGGAATGGCGAGGGAACCGTAAAGGTTGTCATTACAAACGCGAAAATGGAACCTGCCTCTGATGCATTAATCGAAAGAGTCAAGCAATATATCGATCCCGATCCGGGAAAAGGGGAAGGTATGGCGCCGATCGGAGCTTATACTGCGGTTGAAAGTGCGGTCTGGAAAGACGTCAGCATATCTGCAAAAATCATTCCTGAATCAGGCCGGACGATCGATGAAGCTAAACAGGAAATTGTAGAAAAAATCACAGCGTTGTTTAAAGAAATGGCCTTTAAAGAAAGCGTCATCCGTCTCTCGCAGATCAACAACATGATCTATGAATCGTCCTCTGTCAGTGACTATTCGGAAGTCTTCATCAACGGGGAAGCGAAAAATCTGCAGTTGACAGAAACGGAAATTCCAAAGCTGGGGCAGGTGACCATCATTGAGCAAGATTGATGAAATGGCTTTTCATCTGCCGCCATACTTGATGGAAATCCGGGAGATCCAAGACATTTTAGCGGCCGAGGCGCCAGAATTTGAGAAGCAAAATCAAGAGATTTTCGATATAACAGACCAGCTTTTCGTCACGACGGCCACATGGGGGCTGGACAGGTGGGAAAAGATTTTGAATGTCAGACGCGAGGCTTCAGACGGCGTTGATATTCGAAGGGCACGACTGTTAACCAAGATGTCCAATATTCCGCCGATTACTGCGCGCTCGATCGAGCGCGCGGTTAATGCTTTTTTAAAACAGCCGTCCGCCTCCGTCAGACTGACGGCCGGACGGTATCATTTTTTGCTGAGCGTAAACGGTGAGGATCTGCAGTTTATACCTTCGATCATTCAAACCGTCAATCATATGAAGCCCGCCCATTTGGCTTATACATTCCGGGGCGGGTTTCATTATGAATATCGGCCGCCGAAAAGCATTCATAACAGACTTGTTTTAAGAAGCAAAAACGGATTTTTCGGTACGATACCGGTTTATTTGGACGGACAGTATCTGCTTGATGATTCATTCTACTTGAACGGTTTTCGAGAAATCGACGGTCTGCCCCGCAGGTTTAAACAGCAGCTCACACTGCGCCACAAGAAGCGGCAATACATCCGGTCCGCCTCGAGCTTGACGATAAAGGCGACCGCTGAAAACCGGCGGAAACAGCAAACAAAAGCAGGCATGAAAACCGGCATTAGCAATCAAAACAAACACATCCAGTCCTTCAAAATCAGCTGCAAATGCGAGCATGAATTTAAGCAAGCAGGCTCGCTAGAAATGAGGGAGAAGTGGTGGACGTTAAACGGCGCATTTTTGCTCGACGGAACGAAGCAGCTGGCAGCAGCGGCGCAAAAAATCGCATTGTAAAGGAGAAATCAAAATGGCACAACAATTAACAGTGACAACGCTTTATGCGAGACAGCAAATGGCAAAAGCACGGGCTGAGGGGGGCAAGCTCACCAAAATCACAAAAATGGCTTTCGGAAACGGAGGTACAAACGATAAAGGTGAACCCGTTGCTTTACAGGGCAACGAACAGGCGCTGAAAAACGAACTCTTGCAAAAGGAAATCGACGGCTTTGTCTTCATGGAGCCGGCGAAAGTCCGCTATACATGCACTTTGGGAGAAAGCGAACTGGCAGGAGAGACGATCAACGAGCTTGCTCTTGTCGATGAAGCCGGAAAATTCACAGCGGTCAGAACGATGACAGACAAGCAAAAAGACGGCGACATCGAGTTCGTCTTCGAAATCGACGACATTTATTAAAGGAGCTGAAACAAGGTGGACATCCAAAAACCGAGACGCTTTGAAACGACAGACCGCGCCCATGCCGATTTGTTTAACGAAGCGATAGATCAGCTGAATGTGAACGATGAACGGATTGCAAAGCGGGCTGAAGAAGCTGAAGAAAAGGCTAAAACGTATACTGATGCACATGCCAGCGACCATTCGATTCACATCACTGACAAAGAACGGGAAAAATGGAGCGCAGGCCAGTTATATAAATTAACCGAAAATAATGGAAAAATCTTTTACAGAGGCAGTTCAGAAACAACAGATTTTAACACTTTAACAGAGACAGGCATGTATCTCATCTATAATGAAGGAATCAACTCACCACCTTCATCAAATCGGATATTTTTGCTTGTCATGAGCTTCGGCAATACTTTAGTTCAGGCTGCCTATGAATCGTACGAAGGGAAACAGTCGTATTTTAGATTTAGAAAATCCGATTCAACAACGTGGACGCCATGGCAGACCCATGAAACGACTAATGGTGCGCAAGCCAAGGTTGATGCTCATGAACGAAATACAAATCTCCATGTGAATGAAGATGAGCGGGAAAAATGGAACAATGCACAACTATATAAAATGACAAATGATAACGGAAAACGCTTAAAATTGGATGCCGGAACAGATGTGCTTGCGTTGCCCACGGGATTTTATTACGGCGTCAACAGTTCGCTCATTAATGTGCCAAACCCCAGTAATACAGGCTGGTTTAATTATGATGTTTTCGAAGGGGAATCGGGAAGGAAAACAATTGTTGTGACTGCAAGCTATCACTCGATCATGTGGTTTGGGATGGTTCATACAGACGGTCTGTTCCGAGGATGGAAGAGAGTAGTGACAGATGATGACTCAAACGTTGCTTGGCAGACCCCAACGTTGACAAATGGATGGAAACAGTATGGGTCACACAAAGTCCGGTTTTGTAAAAATGTTCTTGGTGAAGTCGAAATCATCGGATCAATAACGGGCGGGACGATTGGTTTTGATGTTCCTGCGTTTACGCTGCCTGAGGGGTTCCGTCCAATTCAAATGATGCACTTTGTTGGTGTTGCATCAAGTGTAGGTACGGGGTCAACACCCCAATATCACCGCACACTGATCGATACTGACGGAAGGGTATGCATTCAATCCAGTTCAAATACCGTAAATCCAAACGAGTTTATTACTTTCGGATTTAAGTTCAGGGCTGCACAGTAAAATCAATAGATTACTTTTTCAAAGAGGGGGGGTAATATAAATTGGATATCCAAAAACCGAAGCCTTTTCGGACGACGGACAAAGCCCACGCTGATTTGTTTAATCAGGTTATCGATCAGCTGAATACAAATGATGAGTCGATTGCACAGTTTGCCGCCGAAGCTGAACAACGTTCAACTGCCTATACAGACAGGCACACTTCGAAAAAGGATAACCCGCATGGTGTAACAAAAACCCAGGTCGGTCTGGGGGAAGTGATCAATAAAAGGCAGGCTACAAAAGATGAATTTGACTTGCATCATAACGATCAAACACGGCATGTTACTGAGGATGAAAGAGATAAATGGAACGGAAGCCAGATTTTTAATATTACCGGGGACGATGGACAAGCAAAGGTATATATAAGCGCTGAAGATGACTTTCAAACGGTTCTCCCACATTATACCGGGCTGGTACATTTTACGGCAGCTTCAGGAGCATCAAACGGACCAGGCGCGGCCGTTCGAGGAATTTGGACTTGCAACGCTTTAGGTAACTATGGTCAAGTGATCGCGTTTGACAATGCAAACAGAACCTATCGGAAAACAATATCCGGTGGCAACTGGACTGAGTGGACAGAATTAGTCTCCGTTGAGAGTCTTGAGGCAAAGCTGACGAACTTAACTTGGCACTTTCCAACGCTTTTAAATGAATGGGTTAACTATGCGGATAGCACGAAAGCTCGTTATACAAAAGATGCAACCGGCACGGTATTTGTAGAAGGTGCAATTGCAAAAGGAAAGATTGGTTTTAATATTCCTGCATTCGTGTTGCCGAAAGGTTATCGGCCGTCAGGCGCCTTTCAATTTGTAGGTGTAGCATCTCAACTGGGCATGTCCAATACTCCGCAGTATCATCGCTTACAGGTGAGTGTTGATGGTAATGTCGTGATCGAAAACTGCTCGAATACAGTAAATCCAAATGAATATATCAGTTTTGGATTTAGTTTTAAAGCCACATAGATTTTTAAAAAATCATTTAAACAATATGAGAGAGGGAATTAAAATGCTGGAAGCACCAGAACTGGATATCTTCCAAAAAGAAGTTCAGGAAATGAAAGCTGATCAAAAATCACTCGAACAGCGCGTCAGCACACTCGAACGAACATCAGACCGCCACGATCAGCAAATCATCTCGATTAACGAAAAGCTGAACAAAATCGAAGAGAATACAACTTGGATCAAGCGCAGCATCACAGGCGCGATCATTACAGCGGTCAGCACCGGCATCATCGGCGGAGCGATCGCTGTTTTTTATAATTTATTGCAGAGATAAGGGAGGACAAGATGATGAAACATATTGACAAAGGCACGGTCGTCAGGACGGTGCTTCTTTTTATTGCGCTGGTCAATCAGACGTTGATCATGTTTGGTAAGCCGGTTTTACCGGTCGCCGAAGATCAGATTCATACATTGGCGGATGCCCTGTATTCGGCAGGGTCTGCGGCTTTTACGATCGCTGCATCACTGGTTGCCTGGTATAAGAACAACTATGTGACGAGCAAAGGGAAAATGCAACAAGAGGTTTTACAGAAAAAAGGTTTAACGAAATGAAGCCGTCTTTGAGGCGGCTTTCTGAATTGAATGTGAAAAGGAATGATGAAGTTTGGTCAAAGTCATCAAGAACTTTGTAAAAGTCAATCAATACACCCGTCCCGGGCTGAAGCTTGCGGCAGTCAATGGAATTGTCATGCATTGGACGGCGACGCCCGGGGCTTCCGCTTTAAATGAGCGCAATTATTTCAATGGCACTTGCATTATTGACAAGCGTTATGCCTCGGCTCACTATTTTGTCGACCGCCATGAGGCACAGCATGTTATTCCCGATCAGGAAGTCGCTTATCATGCGCATGATCAAAACCGCTGCTATGTCAGCTTCCTGAAGCCGAATGCCAATACCATGGCGCTCGGGGTCGAAATGTGCGTGGAAAAAGACGGTACCATCCATGAGGAGACGATTCGCAATGCGGCGGAGCTTGTAGCGGATTTGTGCAAGACATACGGTTTGTCCACAGATCGGATTGTCCGCCATTACGATGTCACCAACAAAAGCTGTCCAACCCCGTGGGTGAAAGATGCCGGCCAATTGTCAGCTTTCCGTAAAAGAGTAGACGCCCTTTTGGGAACGAAAACCGTATCCGTGTCGGCTGCCTCCACCAGCAAAACAAGCTCATCGTCGGGCATTATACTCAAAAAAGGAATGTCAGGCGCTCATGTGAAAAAGCTGCAAACGCGCTTGATCGCGGCCGGTTTTTCGCTGCCCAAATACGGGGCGGACGGAAGCTACGGAAACGAGACGGTGCAAGCGGTTGCTTCTTTACAAAAGAAAGCGGGAATTAAAGCCGATGGCATTTACGGCCCGGCAACTGAAAAAGCCCTCACAGCCGCTGAAGCGTCAGCGGGCGGTAAGAGCAAGACATGGACTCTTCCCGCCGGCATTTATAAGGTGAAAAGCCCGCTGATGAAAGGAACGGCCGTCACACAAATTCAGACAGCCCTTGCGGCTCTTTATTATTACCCTGATAAAGGGGCCAAAAACCACGGGATCGACGGATACTACGGAGTGAAGACGGCAAACGCGGTGAAACGTTTTCAGTTGATGTACGGTTTGGGGGCGGACGGAATATACGGACCGAAGACAAAAGCGAAAATCCTTGCTCTCTTGAAATAA